CAGCAATCAGGTTTATTCGCGGGCGATTGCGCTGCACCGATTAAGAGGGCAACGCATACGCCCCCGCCCCGTTCCCGTCAATGGTAGTTGTCTATAACGGAAAGGGGGATTCTGCATGATCGGAATAATCATAGCGGCGGCGGTTCTGTTCGCTCTATTTTCGGCGGTGACAATGCGGGCGATTTATTGGGCGCGCTATCCGTTCGCCACAAAGCGGAAGCGGAGAAAAAGGGAAAGGACCTGCAAGACGTGTAAACACCAGCCACGGTGCGACGCGCTCTTTGAACACAGATACAGAAAGCTGGGGATTAAAGAGCCAGAAGCATGGAAAACGTGGGCTTGCAAAATGTATCAGGAAAGAGCGTGCGAAAAATGAAAGCATACACAGTTTATCAACCTTACGCATACGCAACCGCCGTCGGTTTGAAGCAATATGAAACCCGCACGCGGCGGACGAACATTCGGGGCCGTGTAGCGGTCCACGCCGGAAAAAAGCGGATAAAGGGCAAGAGCGCCGAACGGCTTTACATGGACGTTCTTTCGGCGGGACAGAAGAACGAACTTGCGTGGCACATATGCAGAAAAAGCCACCCGGAAGAATTCGGCGCGGTGATCGGGACCGTGGAAATTGTCGATTGCGTCCCCGTGGAAGAAATCGTGAACACGCTGACACCGCTTGAACGGGCGTTGGGCGACTTTTCGCCGGGCCGGTTCGCGTGGGTCCTCCGAAACCCGGTCATGTTTGAAAAGCCGATTCCGGCCCGCGGTCAACAGGGCTGGTGGAATTGGGAGGAACAAGAATGAACGAGAACAGCTATCGGGTTATAACACGGATAGAAAAAAAGCCGGAAAGATTAGGGAAAAAGCTTTTCAGATACAACGATTCCCGCGGACATTGCCGGGTTGCGTGTACCGGTACATTTTGGGGGAAACCGTGCGACAAAGATAATTACAAAAATTGCGACGAATGCGTTTGCAATCATTGCGAATTTTGCCCGTGCGTAGAAGAAAAAAGGGAGGGTGAACCGGATGGAACATGAACCCGTGAAAACGGTTCTTTCAGAAATTTCAGAAAGGTTCAGACCGTGGTGGCGCGGGAAAGACACGCGGCAGACGGTCCAACGGCTGAACGATGAAGCCGCGTACATTGTGGGACGGTATGCGAACGCGCGAGAAATCGAGATCGGACCATTTGAAAACTGTATTTCGATTTACAACGCCCCCGATGACATTTTGCCGTTTATCCCTCTCTTCTTCCGGGAAATCAGCATACACGGAACCTATACCGTTATGCGCGGAATGAAAATGCTGGGCCGGGTCACTTATCGAGGAATGCCGGAACAGGATAAACCGGGCAAGTTTATTGTCGGAGTAGAAACCGACTTTATGCCGGAAGTGAAAGCGCGGCAAGTGATCTTCACAATGGTGATCGGCGACGAATCCGGCCCGTTGCCGGAAGATTTCGGGAAAGAGGGGTCAAGATGGAATATAAGCCGAAAGTGATTCTTTGCCGCCTGCATATGGCGGACAAGAGCATTCAGCAAATCCGGGAAGAATGCGCCGGTCAAGGCATGACATACCGGGATTTTGAGAACATCAAGCGGGCAAACGAATATTTCGACGGCGTGCGTTGCCGCCTGTCCCTTTGGGAATGGGACAATTACGAAAGTTACCACCTTGACGATTGGGACGCGCCGGACGACGAACGAATGATGATGGCAATTTACTATTCCGAACAGGTCCACCCCGCCCCCCGCTACAAGAACGACCCTGAAAGTTTCAAGGCTGATTGGGCGGCGGGGACCTATGACCCCGGCGGGGTTATCTGCTTTGACCCGCGGGACGTGGAGGAAATCGAAGTGATTTCGGAAGAGGTCAAGCCGCCCGCCCCGGCCCACTCTTCCCCGTCGCAAGACGCGAAGTCGCGGCGGGAGAAGAAAAAGAAGCGCCCCCGGCGGCGGAGGTGATCGGCGAAAATGGCCTATTACGATACACAGGTTCTTGAAGCCTTGCGGGAAATCGCAAGGGAATTAAAGAAGATTCGGGAAGCACTGGAAAAACAGGAAAAAGAGGAAGAGAGGTAACAGCATGGTAACAGCACAATTCAACGCTTTTTGCCCACTCGAAATCGGCGACGAAATCAGGGACACAACAGGCGTGGTCCACACGGTCACAGATATAGCGTGCATTCACTACGTCCGCACGGGCAAAGTTGAATTCCGCTTTGAACTGGACGGAACCGGGTACTATGCACCGATTGAGATTCAGGACGCGCCGCCGAGAATAAGGGCTATTAGAATATGGGGTTATCCGCCTGAAAAGAAACCAGCAATCGGGACGGTCAAAGAAAACGCGATTCACCCGCAGGCGACGGACGCGGACCGGGTTTTGCGGACGATAGAAAACTACCCCTTGACGGTTGAGGACGTGGAGATTTACGCCCGGTTTTGCGAGGAAACCGGAATACACGGTAAAAATTTGACCGATTTTTTGCGGGAAGCAATCACCGCAAAAAGGAAAAAAGATTCTAACCAACCAGTCGAGCGGGAAAGTGAGGGTCAAAAAATGGAATTCGGAGAATTTCAAGACGTTTGCAAATATATGTCGTTCGGCTACAAAGGCGGTTCAGGGATTCAATTTGAACCGGTATGTAAACGGCCTGACAGAATCCCCCGCGGGCATAGCTGGGGAAAGTGCGTTGAACAGTGTTGCCCATATTTCGGAATCAAGATCGGCCCCGGTGAAATCTACATGAACGGCGAAAAGATCGGAACGTTCGATAAAGCGCGGCTTGTGCTGGACGGTGAAGAGCCGCAAAACGTGGTGAACATAACGATTCCGCGCTTTTAGTAACACTCCATGTCGAGCGGGCGGAGAAAGGGTGGTGAAAAATGGACAAGGGAACCGACGACCGTTGCGAAAAGTGCTTTTGCGTGTCATGCGTGAGGTTCGGAACGTCTGATTGTGCGGACGGGGACGCACATTGCGAGAAATGCAAAAGCGGGCAGGAAATGAAATATTGCCCACGTCGGCCCGGCGCGCGCTTGCCTAACGTGCCGACGGCGGAGGAAATGCGGGCAAGGGATATATATATTCCGCCCCCGCTTCCGCCCGGCTACTGCCCGATAACAAGAATTCGTTGTGAGGGGCCGTACTGCCCGAATTGGACAAATAACCCGGTTGGGTGCAAATTGGACCGCTGGCCGGAAATAAAAATCTAAACAGGAGGTTTTACACGGTGAAAACAATTTCGGTTATCAACCTAAAAGGCGGCGTTGCAAAGACCCTGACCGCCGGAAGCATGGCGCACATTCTGGCGACTATGCACGGCAAGCGGGTTTTGCTGATCGACAACGACAAACAGGGCAACACGTCAAAAACATTCGGGGTCCACAGCTACGACGACAAGAGCATTTCGGACGTTCTGACCGCCCGGCGGCTGGACCCGTGGGAGGTTATCAAGAAAACCCGGTTCGATATGATCGACGTAATGCCCGCGAATATGTCCTTGATTCGGGCGAATCTGGAAGTCATGCTGGACACCAGCGCCCGCCCCCAGCAAACCCGGTTGCGCGACGCGCTGACCGCGATTGCGTCGGAAAACTTTTATGATTTCTGCATTATCGACAATGCCCCGGACATAAACATTTCGACCATTAACGCCCTTGTCGCTTCCGACGACGTGATTATTCCGATCAAGATTGACAAATACGCCTTTGACGGACTGGAAGAGTTGAAAGAGCAGATCGAGGACACCCGCGCCGACTGGAACCCGCGCTTGCGGCTTGCCGGTTGCCTGATTACCTGTTTTCAGCGGACCGACGCGGACCGGCAAGGGGAAGAATGGTTGCGGAGCCAGCCGGAATACCCGGTTTTCGATACACATATTCGGTATTCCGAAAAGGTGGCGGAAAGCACGTTTTCCGAATCCCCTATTGCCGAATACAGCCGCCGGAGCGGGGCCGCAATGGATTATGTCGCGTTCGTGCGGGAGTATTTGGAGAGGGGGAAGAAATGATGAAAATTTACCCCGAAATAAAGAAAATCGCCGGAAAGAACGAAGCAATAAAGCGTTTGGGCGAAAAACTTTCAGAAAAGATTGATTGCGATGGCCTGTTTTGGGAAAACGCCTATTTCGTGACAGGGTGCAAAGAACGCGGCGGTCATATTTACAAGGACGGAAAGCGGCTGGACAAGGACGGGCTGGTTGACGACGAATATTATTGCACGCAGTACACCGGATATTGTGAAGATGATTACCACGGGACACTGTATTTCAAAACGAACGTACCGGGACAGTTTGTAGCGGTCCCGTTCGAGTGCTGATAACTTGTCCGATTCGGACAAAACAGAAAGGGGCGTACATCGTGGGAAAGTTTAATCTGAATCAGATTTTGAACGACGCTTCAAAGCGGGCCGCGCCCGGCGGCGGAGGGCAGACCGCCCCCGCCCGCCCCGCGGCGGCGATTGAGCGGTTGAGCGTGTTTGACCTTGTACCGTCGGAAGATAACTTTTATTCCATGAACGACATTGAAGAACTGAAAAGCAAGATCGAACTTGCCGGGAAAGTGCTTCAAAACTTCATCGTCGTTCCTTTGGGCGGCGGGAAATACAAGGTCATTTCGGGACACCGACGGCGCGCCGCCTGTCTTTCCCTTGTGGAAGATGGGAAACCGGAATTCGAGTTTGTGCCGTGTACCATTGAAGCCGACGAAGAGGACGCGGAGGTTCAGGCAATCAGGGAAGAAATTATGCTGATTGCCGCGAATTCACAGCGGGAAAAAACGGCGTGGGACAAGATCGAGGAAGCCCGCCGAACCCGCGCGCTTTTGGAGAAAATCAAGGCACAAGAGAAATTGCCCGGCGATATGCGGAAGCTGGTTGCACAGACCTTAAACACCAGCCCGGCGCAAATCGGGCGGTTCGACGCGATCACCCGGAATCTTTGTCCGGCGTTTATGGACGAACTGAAAGCGGACCGCCTGAATATTTCGACCGCGTATGAATTGTCTGGCCTTTCGGCGGAAGATCAGGCCGCGGCGTTTGAGGAATACCGGGAAACCGGGGAAATTTCGATCAAGGCCGCAAGGGAGCGGAAGCAGGACCCGCCGCCCGCGGCGGAGGTACAGACGGAGGGGAAAAACCGCCCGGCGGAGGAAGAACAGCAGGAACCCCCACGGGCCGCGCCACAGACCGCCACAGAGCCGCCGAAAGAGGAACAGCGGGAAGAAGTGCCACCCACGCCGGAAACGCCCGCAGAGGGCCGCACAGAGCCACGGGAACAGCCGAAAGCCGCCGGGCAGGAAGAACCGCAAGCCCCCTCTTCCCCGCCGCCTACGGACGCGGAAAAGAGAAAACGGGAAGCGGAGGAAATCGCGCGGACCATTGAACAGTTGGAGGGGTTGCGTTGCTATTGTGAGGGAATGGCGGAAAGCGACGAAAGCGGTTCGCACGTATGGGCGCTGGACGTTGACGCGCTGGAATTTGCCATTTCCCGCCTGAAACAGTGAGGGCCGCGCCAATGGACAATGAAACAATGGCGATTTTTTACGGTTTCACGGAAGAGGAAGCGGAAGCCCTGAAAGAAGCCGCGCGGGTTTGGGCGGAGCGGGTGAAAACAGCTTTCGAGGAAGCGGCGGAAGCCCTTTTGCGGATTCTTTCGGCACTTGGCCCGTCTGAATTTGAATCGTTGGAGAAATTGCAGAAAGAGCTGGAGGAAATCGGGAAAGAACCGCGCGCCCGGCGGCGGAAGTTGGAGCGGGGCCGGGCGCAGGCCATAGAACAGCGATACCGGGCGGAGATTCACCGGTTCGAGCGGGAACGGTTTTACAAGCGGATATTTAAGCCGCCCTAAAAGGGGAAATCGGAGGAATAGCAATGAAACGCGGAAAAGTAATTTCGATCTTGCGTTTTTTCAGCACGATTGACAGGGAAATTCAAATGAACAACGCGACCATTCAAGACCTGAACGACCGATATTACATAACGGTGGGCGCGGTCAATATGGACGGGTTGCCGCACGGAAAAGGCGGAGTTTCAAAGCCGGTTGAACGAGTGGTGGAGAATATACCCGAATATGTCCGAAAAAAGATTGCGGGAAAACAACGCCGGAATCGGCGGCTGGAGGAATTGGGAACCGCTATCGGGCGGGAACTGGACCGACTGAATTTCTATGAAAAAGCGGTTGTTTTGTGGTTCTACTTGGACGGCGCAACATGGGAACAGATTTCGGGACGGTTAAATTACAGCCCCCGGCAATGTCGGAATATCCGCGACAAGGCACTTGACCGGCTGGGAAATCAATTTTCGGCGAATAAAACGATTTTTAGATTCAAATTTCCCGAAAAATAAGATTGCCACCCATTGCCTGTTTTTTCTGCTATAATTGCTATTGTGGAAAATTGAAACAACGATTCGGGCGCGTGATTCCCCCGCCGCCCGGCGATCACCGGAAACGGACCTTGCTTTTTGCGAGGTCCGTTTTTGCGTGCGCTTCCGCGGAGCCGTCCAGAACGGAAAATGAAAAACAAACGAAAGGGGGTGCGCGGCGCATGGCAAGAGATCGAAGCCCGGAGCGGGACAAAGCCCGGCAGATTTGGCTTGATTCCGGCGGGAAAATGTCGGCGAAAGAGGTTGCGGAAACCGTCGGCGGCGTGAAGCCTGAACAGGTCCGAAAATGGAAAAGCCTTGATTCATGGGCCGCGGCCCTTGAAGCACAAAAGCCGCCCCGAAAACGCGGCGGACAACCCGGCAATAAGAACGCCGCCGGTTCAGGCGCGCCCGCGGGGAACCGAAACGCTGAAACACACGGCGCATATTCGGCGGTTCGGCTGGAGGACTTGGCCCCGGAACAGCGGGACTATATAGAGAAAATCACGCTGGACACGAAACAGAATATGCTTGCCGAATTGCAGTTGCTCATAGCAAAAGAATTCGACTTGCAAAACAAGATTGCGGAATTGGAAGCGGCGCAGGCCGGAAGCCTTTTCGTTGATCGAGTGGTTGAAGTGAGAACGCCGAAAGGTCAAGAACGGCTGAATCAGCAGCTTGAAAAGCTGGCAAGCCTGCAAGCGGAAGAAGAATCCTTGCGTTGGGACATGGAGATTCAGCAAGGGAAGCCGCCCACAAAGCAACAGCAAAAGCGCCTTGAAAGCCTGCAACGTGAAATTGCGGCCTTGCAGGACACCACAGGAGACAAGGCGCGGGACTTAGAAAAGGCCGCATATATAACGGCAACACAGACAGTCATACAGGCAAGCGCGTTCGACCGGACAATGAAGCTTGAAGCGGAGTTGAACAAGATACACGGACGCATTATAAAACTGCTTGATTCCATAAAGGGTTATGAATTGGAGAGCCGCCGGGTGCGCCTTGAAGAACGCAAATACAACCTTGCAAAGCAAAAGCTATCGGGTGCATACGAAATCGACACAGAAACGGGAGAGATCAACGACGAACAGGACGATTTCAACCCTGAATTGGAGGTTTAGCGGGAAGAAATCGCCGCCCGCCGCGGGTCCTTTCGGCGCTCCTGCAAGGCTTGCGGGTTCGGGACCCCGCCGTTTTTTTAGCCACAAAAATTTTTTGAACGCTTCCGCTCTTTGGGGGCGTTTTTGGCATGGGGGAGGTTATCGAAAACAGGAGCGGAAAGAGGGTGCAGGGCTTGAAACTTTACGACGTGAAAGCGGTTGCCCGGTTTTTGGACGTGTCCGAACGCCGGGTGCGGCAGTTGCGCGACGAAAAAGTGATTGCAGAGGTCCGGCCCGGCCTGTATGACCTGATCGACACGAACCACCGGTATATAAATTACCTACGGAAGCGGAACCCGGAAAGCGAATCGACGGTTGACTATAACACCGAACGCGCCTTGCTGGTGCGGGCAAAGCGGAAAAATGAAGAATACGAATTGCAGTTGAAAGAAAACAAGCTTCACGCGGCGGAGGACATAGAAGCCGTTATGACGGATATGCTTGTAAATTTCAAATCGCGCCTTATGGCGATTCCGTCGAAGCTTGCGCCGGTTCTATGCAAGAAAACAGATAAGGCCGAAATTTTCGCCTTGCTGAAAGATCACATCGACGAAGCCTTGATGGAACTTTCAGACTTCAAAACAACGTTCGGGGAAAGGGCAAACGATGAAGAAAGCGACGGTTGATCTATTCACGCACATTTTTTCCGTCCTTGCCCCGCCGCCGGACATGACTATTTCGGAATGGGCCGACGAATACCGCCGTCTTTCCTCCGAATCGTCGGCGGAGCCGGGACGCTGGCGAACTTCAAAAGCGCCATACCAGCGGGAAATCATGGACGCGGTTTGCGATATGCGCGTTCAAAAAATCGTCATTATGTCGGCGGCGCAGATTGGGAAAACCGACGCGCTGATTCTAAACCCTATCGGCTACTATATGCACTATGACCCGTCGCCGATCATGGTAATGCAACCGACAATTCAGATGGCGGAAACGTTCAGCAAAGACCGCCTTTCCCCTATGCTACGCGACACGCCGGTTCTACGGGACCGGGTGAACGACAAGAGCCGGAACAGCGGAAACACAATCTTGCAAAAGATTTTTCCGGGCGGTCATGTCACGATGGTGGGCGCAAATTCCCCGTCGTCCCTTGCTTCCCGCCCGATCAGGATTCTGCTGGCGGACGAAATCGACCGATACCCGGCGACCGCAGGCAATGAGGGCGACCCCCTCTTGCTTGCGGGAAAGCGGCTTGCCACCTTTTGGAACAAAAAAGAGGTATGCGTAAGCACGCCGACGGTCAAGGAAACGTCGAGAATAGCCGTCGAGTATGAGCATAGCACACAGGAAGAATGGAACGTGCCTTGTCCGGTATGCGGCGAATTTACGCCGCTGACATGGGGGAATATCCGATTCGACAAGAACAATCTTGACGAAATCGGGCATTGTTGCCCGGCCTGCAAAAAGGTTTCAAGTGAAATCGAGTGGAAAGAGCAATCGCAAAAGGGGAAATTCATTGCAAAATATCCCGACAGAAAGGTTCGGGGCTTTCATTTGAACGCCCTTGCTTCCCTGTTTGTTGAGTGGCGGGAGGTTGTCGAAAAATTCCTAACAGCGAACGAAGAGAAGAAAAAGGGCAATATAGAACTTCTCAAAGCGTGGACAAATACCGAAATGGGGGAAACGTGGGAAGAGGACGGACAGCAGATCGAAACGGACGACCTTTACGCCCGGCGGGAAGAATACGGGTGCGAGGTCCCGGAAGAAGTGCTGGTGCTGACCGCAGGCGTTGACGTGCAGGACGACCGCTTTGAAATTGAGGTTGTCGGCTGGGGCGTTGACAAAGAAAGCTGGGGGATTCGGTATCAGGTCATTTACGGCGATTTGAAGCGCCAGCCCGTATGGAATGAACTGGACACGTTTCTTTCGCAGACTTTCACCACGGCGGACGGGCGACGGTTGAAAATCATTTGCGCGTGCGTCGATTCCGGCGGTCACTTCACGACGAACGTTTACCGGTTCTGTAAGGAGCGGACAGCCCGCCGCGTATTCGCTATTAAGGGCAAGGGCGGCGCGGAGGTCCCCTATTTTGGGAAGCCGTCAACATCAAATATTGTAAAAGCCCCCCTTTTCACGGTGGGCGTTGATACCGGCAAGGCGCTATTGTATCAACGGCTGGCGGTGAAAAAATGGGGGCCGAATTTTTGCCATTTTCCGGCGGAAGAGGGCCGCGGCTATACGGAAGAATATTTCCGGGGGCTGACCGCTGAAAAAATGGTTGTCACCTACAAAAAGGGGCGGGCGCAATATGTCTGGACGCTGAAAGACGGCGGGTATAAACGCAATGAGCCGTTAGACATTCGGAATTATGCAACCGTCGCTTTGGAGATTGCAAACCCGATTTTGAAGAAGCCGGAACGGGACACGCCAGCCGCCACGACCCGAAAACGCGGCAGGCGGTCAAGAACGAATGGGGGGATTTCCTAAATGGCAACGAAAAAGCCGAAAACAAAAATCGAAATTGCGCGGTATCACCTGAACGCATGGCTGGAAGCTGAATTAGAGGTAACGACACATCAAAGTTACAAAATCGGTTCGCGGAGCCTGACACGGGCGGACCTTGCGGAGATCAGGAAGCAAATTGAATTTTGGCAGAATCAGGTGGCGAAATTGGAAAACGCCGAAAAGCGCGGCGGTAGAAACCGCGTATTGCGGGCGGTCCCGCGGGACCTGTAAAGGCGGTGAAGCGGATTGAATGTGCTTGACAGAATGATTTCCGCCGTGTCGCCGGAACGGGCCGTTCGACGGGCGGCGGCGCGGCAAAAGCTGAAAATCCTTGACAGCGGTTACGGAAATTACGGCGCGTCGCATACAAAAAAATCCCTTATGGGCTGGCTGTATGGCGGCGGGTCCGCGAAAGAGGATATTCAAGAAAACCTTTCGACGTTGCGCCAGCGTTGCCGTGATCTTTACATGGGCGTTCCTCTTGCTACCGGCGCGCTGAAAACTTGCCGGACAAATGTTGTCGGCCCCGGCCTACGCTTGAAAAGTCAAATCGACTATGAGTTTTTGGGAATGACGGAAGAGGAAGCCCGCGCCCTTGAAAGCAAGATCGAGCGGGAATTTGCTTTGTGGGCCGATTCTCCCGCGTGCGATTTGGAGCGGCTGGACAATTTTTACGAACTGCAACAGCTTGCTTTTTTGAATTGGCTTATGTCCGGCGACGTTATCGCAACGTTGCCGGTCACACGGCGGGCAAATATGCCCTATGACCTCCGAATCTGTCTGATTGAAGCGGACCGGTTGAGCAACCCGGACGGGGACACCAGCGACCCGCACATTGTCGGCGGCGTGGAAACGAACGCCGCCGGGGAGGTTGTCGCATACCATATCAGCAAACACCACCCCTTGTCCTATGACCTGACCGAAACCGGCTGGACGCGGGTTGAAGCTTGGGGAGAAAAAAGCGGGCGGCGAAATGTGCTTCACATCATGAATCGGGAACGAATCGGACAGCGGCGCGGCGTGCCGTTCCTTGCGCCGGTTATTGAAGCCCTGAAACAGTTGGGGCGATATACCGACGCTGAACTTGTCGCCGCCGTCGTTTCGGGAATGTTTACCGTGTTCATCGAAAAAGAATCCGCGTCCAGTGACGCGGGTTTTGGTGAGATCATACCGGAAGAAGAACAGGTAGACGCGGCGGACGACGGAACGATTGAACTTGCGCCCGGCGCAATCGTGGATTTGAACGAGGGCGAAAAAGCCCACGACATGAACCCCGGCAGGCCGAACACGGCTTTTGAAGGGTTCGTTGTTGCTATTTGTCGGCAGATCGGCGCGGCCCTTGAAATCCCCTATGAACTGCTGGTGAAGTGCTTCAATTCGTCTTTCACAGCTTCCCGCGGCGCGCTTTTGGAAGCGTGGAAAATGTTCCGAATGTATCGGACATGGCTTGCAAATGATTTTGATAGTTAGCTGAATTTGCCTATATACGAAAAGCCCGCCGAAAGGCGGGCTTTTTGCATTTTAGAGCAAAAAGGAGGACAAATCCATGACGAGCGACGAATACTACGCGCTGCTGAAGGAGGCCCACGAGCGCGTGGACTGGTCCAGCCGGGACAGCATCCACGCCTACAACGAGTACGCCCGCGAGCTGCGGAAGCAAGTGTCTGAGGAGGCTGACAAGTAATGTTTCTGGTAAAAGACCTGCTCCACACCCAATACGACGTGGAGCAAATCCATGATACGAAGGACGTTCTGGACATTATCATCGGTATCACTGGCAACGACCAGCTCAGCGATGTAGACCATGTTCTCAGCCAGATGAACTTCGGCGACGTGTTCACGCGAGTTCCCTACTTCAAAGTGTGGTGTGTTCCTAACGAATCCTATCTGCTCCACCACGAGATCGAGGAGGCTGCTATCCGGCTGTTAAAAACCTGTACTGATGACTATGCCTCCCGTATCTGGGACGTTATCCGCGATGAGGTAATCACTGACGTTTGGTTGTGTGCTTGCGAGCCCGGCGGCGAGGACGGTTTTACTGACGGCGACATCGCCCTGGCAATCGGGCGGGCCATTGCCGAACGGTTTGGCTGGCTGTGAGGTGTAGCTATGAAACCTGAAACCAAAGACGGTGTTCGGTATTTTACCTGCAAGCGGTGCGGCCTGCGGAACGCCGAGCCGGTGAAATCCTGGCGGAAGAAGCCGCAGAAAGACAAGAACATCTGCCTGCTGTGCCTCGATAAGCGGGCGACCGCCGCACAGACCGCCCGAGAGAGGGCCTACCTCTACGGGCACAAATATTTCTGAGAGGAGGAATCACCGTGGGAGAAAACGTCAGAACGATAACCATGTCTGTTCGAGGCGGCTTTATCAACGACCTTGCGCTGGAGAAGTGCTACCTCGACCACGACATTTGCTACGCGGTAGACCTCCTGATGAGCTGCCTTAAAACTGACCAACTTTCTGAAGGAGATCGGCTCATGCTGGCCCTTCGGGTGCTGAACGGCGAGGTCGAGATTCACGGAACCTACCCCGGCGATGACTACGGCCCCGTGGAACTGGAGGTTAAAAACCCCAAGTACGACTTGCGGGCCATGCTTACCGGCATGAAGGAAACCATCAGCTCTCAGAAAAAGGAGATTGAACAGCTCAATAAAAAGCTGGCTTGCTGCGGTGAGCAGCTTGATGAGGCAGGGATGCGTAAAGCCAATCGTGCTTGGCGGGACGAGTGGTGCGAGGAAGGTAAAATTTTCAGCGGCATTTCTGATTCGGTTCTGTCTTCGGCACCAACAGGTTTGGTTGGCGAGTTTCTTGAACGTATGCACCGATCTGATTCCGATGAAGATTATGGATGGCTGGAGCCGTCTGGCGTGTTCCACCCCGTTGAGTGGGGACAGCACGAGGAATGGGCCTGCGAGCAAGTCAAGCTCAAAGACTGGTTTGAAGAATGGACGCTACATGGGGGCGGTGGACTGCACTCGTTCGGCGATTTTCTTGTGTACCGCCGGGGCTGGGTGCTCTTGCACAATCCGGCGCAGGGCCTCGCGCGACCTACCTTCAGTGATACCAAACCCTTGACCAAAGCGCAGAAAGAGTTTCTGTTTGACTACTACACGGAGCGAGAGCGGCCTGATCTCGCAAGAACCTATTGGGAGGATTGAGAGCCATGAAAGAAGAACAAATGACCCTGACTGAGTTGGATGCTCAGAAAGACACGGCGAGCTGCAACATCTGCTACGCCCGCAACTACGAATCTGCCCGGGACGATGCTATCGGTGAAAAGGTGAACCGCCTCTATAAGTTGAGCATTGGACACACCGGAATCATGCTCTGCGACAACTGCCTGGACCAGCTCTCCGATATGCTGAACTACGCCCGCCGCCTCCGGGATCATTCCCTTCGGGCAGGCGACGAGGTGTATGTGCTGGAGCGAGATGAGGAGGGGCTGGCCTGTGATGTCACTGGCTATATGTTCCTCGCCGAAGCTGGCGGTCGGGCAATCGTGACCCCGTACATCAACAACATGGACGACCTCGACGGCATCATGGAATACCATGTCATGGAAACCGCTGAGAACTACGACACGGACTTGGCGGTGTTCCCGATGGAGGATTGCTACGCAGACCGAGAGGAGGCCCTTGAAGTTTTGCGCAAGGAGAAAGACGGTGACGTAGGATGATGTTCTTTACCAGGGGCCGAGACTTGGCGGACTACGTAAACCTCTTGTCCGGGGCGCTGCGAGCACTGGCCCAGGACATGGCCCGGATAAGTGAGCTGACCGACAGAAAGATGACGGAGGACATGATCCTCGATGCGTACATCCAAGCTGCGAGCGGCCCGACCATCTTCGAGCGCGTCTTGATTGAGCAGGGGCGCATGACGGAGGCTGAGGCGAATACGAACCATCTGGCGGAGATGATCTACTGCCAGGTGTTTGAGGGCCTTACACCCAAGATACCAGATCTCAAATACTACGAGGTCAAATTTTCCGATGGAAATGAGATCAACGCGGTGTGGGTGTGCATTCGTGGCACAGACCAGCCCACCACTGAAGAAGCCCAATGGTTCATGGCCTCGGATTCTGCGGCGCTGAAACTGCCCGTCGCAGAGGTCTGCGAGATTGATGAGCAGACTGCCCGGGGTTGCTACGATTTCAGCAACGAGGCTGACTGGCCCATCTTCTCGAAAGGAGGCACCCGTTATGGCACGAAAAACGCCAGTTGTTGAGGACTGGCTGGGGCATGAGTTTTCCACAGGCGGTTACGCGGGAAAGGATTACCTCGACTTTCAGCGGGCTGCAAAAAGGGACCTCAAAAAGATTGCCCAGTCCGCAGGTTTTAGCCTGCACAGTTTCGGCCCAAACCACTACTGCTTTACAGCAGTGTTACGACATGAAGCTACTGGGGCCTTTGTCTATGTGTCCATCAGCGATGTCCGCTTTGGGCAGGATCACTGGTACAACCGAGTTTTGTACCGCAGCATGAAGCATGAAAAAGACTGGACGGGCGGCCCCAACCAACGGTGTGCGTGGAACGAACTGGCTACCGCGCTCACCCGTATGTGCGACACGAATGGAGGTGCCTAAGATGTATGAGCCTGAGCGTCCGTTGGAGCCGCCCGAGGACAAAATCTTCGGTTACTGCGACCACTGCGGCGGAGAGATTTACGAGGGCGATACCGTTTACGACATCGACGGTCAGCGCATCCACGAGGACTGTCTGGAGGACTTTGCCCGGGGCTACTTCGCCGCCTGCCTGACTGAAGCACGAATTTGATGGAGGTGTGATTCATGCAAAGAAGTATTGGCGAAATCTATGAGGCGATCCACGCCATTCCCGCTCGTTCCGCGTGGGAGAAAGGCGTCATCAACTACGCAGATGAGCTGCTCAAAGCCTACCTCGGCAACCGGGGCCTGAGCCTGGAGGACATCCACGTTCGCATCGGCAAGATCACCGAGGCAGACCTGCTGCGGGGCGCTCCGAACTGGGAGCGGTACAGCCGGGGCGGCATGGCCCTGGTGAGCAACGAGGACATTTGCCGGCGGCTCTGCACAAAGGCCGTGTTCAAGAAAAAGATGGCCGGGCAGGTCCCGCCCTCTGCGGGTGGCCGTGATTGGCTCGACTTCCAGGTCACTGCGTTGACTGAGGCTGCGAAGATTGTCCTCGAAGCGGTGAATCGGAGGGCTGAACATGGAACCTGAGAAGGTAATCCGCATTTTGGAGCGGAGAACGACCATTCCCGGAGATGGATTTAGCTACGAGGAAATCAATGAGGCGCTCGACTTTGCCATCCGCGAAGTGGGAAAGTGCATCCCAAAAGCTCCTATCACGGGTGCGTGGGAGCCTAACAGATGCCCCACTTGCGATGCCGACCTCGGTGGAGACTGCGATGACGGCTACTACGAAAATCCGTGGCATGACCGCTGCCCTGAGTGTGGGCAACGGCTGGATATGTGAGGAGGCGACTACACATGAGAAAAGCCATAGCGATAGACTTTGACGGCTGCATGTGTGATTGGGCGTGGCCCGGAATCGGAGCTCCGCATATGAATGTCATCCAAGCAGCCATCCGTGAGAAACAGAACGGAACTGCTCTGATTCTCTGGACCTGCCGTGTCGGTGAGCGGCTGGGCGAGGCCGTGAAGTTCTGTTCCGACCTGGGGCTGACCTTCGATGCGGTGAACGGCAATCTGCCTGAGCGGATTGCCGCCTATCAGAATGACCCTCGTAAGGTAGAAGCCGACGAATACTGGGACGACCGGGCAGTGCTCACGCCCATTGACCCTGCGTTCAAGGTGGATGGGATGCCGCTGGCAGAAATCATCGACAGCTTGGAAGATCAAGCGCAAGACCGAGATTCACTCACTCCGCCGGATGAGCCCGACAGCATTTTTATCCACGATGCGGCAGCACTCCGCGCCGCAGTAAAACTTCTTCGCAGATTGGAGGAAACCAACCATGATTAAGAACTTCACCCCGATGCCCTTCGAGGGCATCAACCCGCTGCCCGATTACGTCACCAACGTCCGGGCCTTCACCCTCGTCGGCACCGCGCCGGGGGGCTATCGTGTCACACTTGCCAAGCTGACGGTGGGTGAATCCAAGAGCGCCGGCAACCCGCTGGGCCACGCTCTGTTCGAGAGCTTCAACGACCACGGTGAGCAGATGAAATCTGTGAGAACCCGCGTAAGCGGCTGCGACCGGGAGTTTGTGGCGGTCAAGAACGCCATGATGGAGACCGGCGTGGAGTTTTACCCCTCCCTGCCCAGCGCCCCCGAGGAAATCATGCAGTCCCTCGGGGACTGGTTCAGAGTGACGAACGAGGAAATCGCTGAGGTCTCCGTCGTGTCACAAACCTGTCATTGACCTGACGTATAGGAGGTGCTACAATGATACCGTCCAGTATTATGAACGCGCCAATGCGATTGCGTCTCGAAATTCGGAAGAAGTGCAACTTCTTCTGGCTCCGGGACATCCGGGATGTCGATATTACGCAGTGCTGCGCCAAATGTTTCATCGGCCAGAAAGACAATCGGGTCTATTATGCGACGCTGCACAAGTCTGAGGCGGTCGTGGACATCTTTGTCCAGCAGAGTCCGAGGGCAAAAGCCTACTATCTCTGCGGCCTGAGTGACGGGTTCGTCTGGGAGCTGAACACGCACGTCGCGTTCGTTCCCGACCGCAACTCGGAAATCCACATCGACAACGACCGCATCAAGCTCGACATCACCAACGCAAGGCGCATCCACTTCTGGGACTACGTGCCGAATCCGCAGGGGGTCTTCACGAAACAGCAGAGGACCTGCCGCAATTGGATATTCGCAAACTATATCAAGGACGGTATGCCGCTATGATTGTGAGTGCGAGTAGACGGACAGACATCCCGGCACTGTTCTCGGAGTGGTTCTACAACCGTG